TATATGTTACTGACTTACCGGATCCATTAGGATTGGGATCCAAATCACTACCGGTTAAATTAGATATAGTAACGAGATCTCCAGTAGATAAGTTATGATTACTAGATGTAGTAACAGTAACCTCATTAGAAGAAAGTGCAGCAGCACTAATGTTCGATATTCTTAAAGAGTTCTCTAATCCTACACTACTACCACGAAACATAACAACCTTATTGAATGCTTGTAGCATTTCTACACTTGATGTTACAGTAACACCAGATGGATAACCTATATCAATATTTCTATTAGTAAGTAAGTTCAACGCAAACGCTTTTGCATTAGTAGCAATAACAATGTACTGGTTTATTTCAGAGAATCCTATATTAGGATCCGTAAAAGGGCAAGAGCCATACAGTAACTCAATAGTATTATCGTTAATTGTAGGTGGAGAGGAATCATTTAATGTAAATGGCAACTTTAATGCAGTACCTATTACAACCGGTGAAAGTAACTCATTAATACCTTTTCGTACTTGCCACTCTCCATTAGTTCCTATACGAGCATTCTGAGAATCCGCAAGGACACCGGGCTCTAACTGATCTGGTCTAAGACGGTTAGAGAATCCAGTAAAGAAGCGATCTCCGTCCTCCTCTACACGATCATCAAGGGATCCATATGATGAATACCTTCCCATTAATTATCTAATCTTGCCACGCATTGCAGTACGTTTACCGCTTCCAGAAAACATACCAAGAAGCTTTCTTCCGAATCCGGACTTACCACCCTTAGCATTCTTCATAATTTTATCAAACTGTTTTACAGTTTTCTTCTGTTGCTTTGGGGAAATGTTCTTTAATACTGTACCTTGTCCTACTTTACCAGAAGGTTTACTGGGTTTTTTAGGTGCTACAGATGGCCCTTGAGCTGGTTGATTCATCGCCTTGAACTCAGAAAAGCTAGGTGGTTTTTTAGCTTTCCAATCTTTTAATGCTTTATTGTGTTTTTCTCTATCCGATGAACTCACTCTACGTCCACTTACTTTTAATTTAGGCTTAGAGTCCTTCCAGCGTTTAACTCCGGCTTCGTATGTTTTGACTAATTCTGTTTTTCCGTATGACATAATATTTGTTTTTATTAAATTGTTAACATTTCCACCTACGTAGTGCAAGTGCTTTTCTTGTTGGTCGACCCTTCTTATCTTTCATAGGGCCTTTTACGCCAGACATTCTGGCACAAAATGATTTCTTCCTAGCCTTCTTTTTACCAGTAGGCTTTGACTCAGTAACCGGTGGCTTAAGATTAGCACCGGTCTTACGTTTGAAGTGAGCTCTACCAGCAGCAGTCAATCCTCCTTTTTTACTTTTGTGTTCCTTCCTCATTTCTTTTTTCTAACTTTTGCTTTAGGTGTATTGGCAACAAATTGCTTTCCTTTAGCTCCGGCTCGTTTCTTTTTTTTAGCAGTAGCTGCTCTCTGAGACTGCGATAAGCTTTTGGCCTTAGCCATTGGAAGGCAACGGTCTGGATTCTTTTTATTCTTTGAAGTTCCGCAAGCTCCTTTAATCTTGCCATCAACTCCGATCCGTACCCAGTTTTGTTTTCTCCACTTTGCAAGCTCACCCATTATTTCTTCTTTTTCTTTTTTGATCCCTTTGCATAATTAGGATCCTTGCAGTACTTACTAGCCGCCATATTAGCATAAGCACTAGGGTACTTATCAAAAGTACGCCTAGCCCAAGCTTTTCCTTTTGGACATATCTTAGCCATTTAGCACTTACCTTTTTTTCGCATTGTTTTTTTTGTAGGTGGTCTACCTCTTTTACTACCGTATGTTCCTTTTCCGTATGGCATAATTATCTCCTCCTAGGAATTACTCGTCCACGTCTACCACGTGGAGATTGGTTAATTTGTTTGTTAAAATTTAGTTGAGGTGTTTGTACTGACCCTATATTAGCTCGTGACATTGGCCCTCTTCCCATAGCGTTTTGTGATTGTTGAGGAGACATTTGTTGTCGCATATAGTTGCTTGGTGGCATTGGACGTGGCCCTTGTGACTCTTTCATACTACGACCAAATAACCCGCCTCTATTCGTATTTGCTTGTGCTGCTCGTAAGTCTGCTTGCATTTGAGCCATACGTCCATCACGGTTTGGTATAGGACGTTGTGGTACAGCAAAGTTTCTATCTTGTTGTGCTCTCATAGGCCCTCTTGGCCCTTGTGGCCCTCCCCTAATAGCTCCTCCAATTTCTTTTTGTTTTTGCAACACATCACGCATACTAGATAAAGCTCCAGAAGATAGCCGCCCTTGTGGCTTTTGTGGCCCTTGTACTTTTGAAGGCCCTTGTGGTGACGTAGGTCTTTTGACTGCTTGTGCCCGTCTACGTGATCTACCTCTGCTCATATGTCGTCCACGTGATGGCCCTCTGCTCATATGTCGTCCACGTGATGGCCCTCGTGACCCTCTTCCTCTATGTGTTGGTCTACCACGTTTAACTGCTTGTGCTCTTCGTCTTGCCATAATATTATCTGTTGGTTATTTTACTGATGATGAACCAAAGTAATATCCTACAATGGCTAATACTGTTTGTCTTATTTCCGGTAGTATAACATACCCGTGCAGAGTTTCATAGCTTGTTCCTTTGATTAATCCAAACCATTTGCTATACTCATTAGCTACAGTTACTCCTTCGTTGCTATGAGCTAAGATAAATGGAGCTATAATTACCCCAAATAAAACTGTTATTACTATTGTTCTTCTAACAATATTGCCACCATTTCCGGTTCTTTTAGCAGCAGCATTTGCACTTAAATCAGAAGCTTTTTGTTTCTTTATTAAATTATCAACATTGGCTTGCTGTGCATTTACCATTGTACCAATAAGTTTAAAGAGGAATCCACTCGCTCCTCCGCCTAGCATTGCTATTAGTTCTGTACTCATTTAAGTTCCTTCCATAGTTTATAGATTGATAAAATAGTTAAAGTAATTAAAACAAATTTGGACACTACACCCAGCATTAGGTCAACGTTCTGTATTGTATCCGTGGCTATCCAGCCGAAGAAACCAACGGATAATCTTTGTAGTGTCTCCTCCATACTAGATTTCCTCTGGTGCCGGGAAGGTGACGCTATTTGTAATAGCTGACTCTTCATCTTCTGTTAGTTCGTATCCGTCCACAACTAGTGCAAACTTCGCATCAGCAGTCTCTTGAGGGTAAGTCCTATAACGAGTTCCGGAACCTACTCTGTGGTAAGCATAGCCTCGTCTAGCACCCTCTGTGTCTGCTCTAGCAATAGCATTGTCTAGTGTGTCGTATACTAAGTAATTGATTGTGATTTCTTCTTCGCTCATTGTTATAAAATATTAATTGGTTGTGCTAATTCTTTTTCTATTGTATCAAAGTCCGCTGTTAAATCAGATTCGTAAAACACCAAGGATTCAATATATGCAAACCCAGTTCCAACATTTGGAAATCTACCGACTAGACTTATTGAGTCCCCATCTTGTGTTCTACTAATATCTGTTTTTAGGTTTGTTCCATTGAATCTTAATATTCCATCAGCACCACCATTTACTCCACTAAATCCAGAGACAATATTATCTGAAGTTGTAGTAGCAGAGATACTACCAGATGCGTCTGAGTCACTAGGGTTGTAATCTATTGTATTATTACTTCTTAATAAGACTGTTGGAGCAGCATTAGATTCTCCAAATAATCTAAAAAAAGCATTGCTTGCATTGTTTACTGTAGTAGCAAAAAATGTATAGGGCTCATTTGCTATTGCAGAACTTATTGACATAGTATCCGAACCTTCGCCAGATGGTCTTTTAAATGCGACTGATGGTGTACCATTATCTAATGTTACTTGGTTTCCATTACTAACGATAGTTGGTTGAGCCCCAGCTGATGCTTGACTAGCATTATTACCATTACCACTTTGGTCGTATAAAGTTTCTACGAAACCATTACGAGCTATGCGAGATACTTTGAAATCAGATATAGAATAAGTTAAATTATTATCAGCTTCAGATAATACAACACCACTAGCACTACTATTAGTAGATGTTAGTGTAAATGAATTAAATCCATTTACTACACTTTCTTCATTTGACATTAAAGTTCCACCTCCAAAGAAATCAGAATCAGTATCTCTTAGTACAATTTTTGGCGATGGGCTACCAGCATCAAAGGAACAATTAAATGATACATATATAGAATCCCCACTCGTAACATCTGCATTTAATTTAATACCAGCATATACTGTACTAGACACTACAGCTAATGTGAATCCATCTTTACCATTTGGGGTAAATGTTCCATCTGCTGTAGGACTAAATGTTTTATCAAAGTCTCCATTGGTTTCATTCGCATCATTGTACAAACCATAATAGTTATTGATGTTGGACTCAATCTTGAAGCGATTGGCTGATTGGTCTGAATCGTATGCAATGATTTCTTGTACAGAACCATTAAATCTAGTTGCTGCACTTGAGCCACCTTGTCTATCGCCTATGGTGAACTGGGAACTTGTAGTAAAATTATAAGTATCGGTTCCTTGTGTGTAACCATTGTTATTTGAATTTTTGTGAATGGTTGTGGTATTATTATTATTGTAATTAGAACTTATTAAAAAGTTACTTCCTTCTATTGTGGTAATATTGTCGTAATCAACAAGTGTTCCACTTTTACCATTTGTAAAAAATATTTTATCCGAAGCTGTATCTGAATAAAAAGATGTACCTTCATTAGTACCACTTCCAGTATCACCAAAAATATAACCAGAGTCTGTGTTTATTTTACATACTCCATATAGACTTCTTGCTCCAGTATAATTGTTAGTTAATACTTGACCACTTGTTTGTAAAAAGTCATCAGTCCCATCAAATGTCACACCATCAGCAAGCAATGCTCCACCCTCTGCAATCTTTGGTTGGTTAGCATCAGTCGCTTGAGTTGCATCGTTTGACCCAGCTTGGTCGTACCAAGTGTGGACGAATGCTTCAGCTTTGACTGTAGATACTTTTAAATTAGTTATGTAAAACTCATCTCCAGCATCTGGGGTAACACTTGCCCCAATAGTACTCGTTGGGCTATTTGTTAATCGGACTGATAGTTGACCACTAGATGCAGATGAAAATGTATGACTTGCTGTTGTCCAAGTTCCACTTACTGCTCCGTTAATATCATTAGGAGTTACTGTAGGAGAACCAGCAGATGTGCTTGCTGAATCATTTACATTAACATAAATATCGGTATCAGAATTACTTGAAGGAAATAAATAATCAAAAGTTATTGTTGTTTCTTGACCAGTACAACCTACTTCTGGATTAAAAAACAATATGAAAGTTCCATTTGTTCCAGTTGCTTCTAACTTTAATATTTCTCCAGTCTTTGTTGTAGTTCCATCACTAACAGAAGAAACTTTTGAAAAATTCCAACGAGTAGAGTTTCTACTTAAATTGTAAGATGAGCTAGATGTATTATCCTCTTGCTTATAAAAGAAAGATTGTTCTGTTAAAAATCCATTAAGGTCAGTAGCAGTTGTGCTTCCAATTTCGCCACCTTGTTCAGCTATATTTGTAATTGCAGAACTTGCACTTACTTTATCATTTGAATCAAAAGCTACATCTACCTCTACGTCATCTGAGCTTCTACGAATACGAACTGCATCACCGCTGTAACTAGCTTTTGCCTTACGAAGACTATAAGCAGCTGCTGCTGTTGCTACATCTGCTGGGAGTGTACTCTCTAGTTTACCATTTACCCAATCTTCTAATATACCACTCTGGACTTGATTAGCTGAGAAATCTTCTTCTGGGTCTGATGTTTCTCCTACATCTCTACGAGCTTTTACAACTCTGCCATTCATTGCACCAATGTCTCGCAATGAGTACGCAGCTGATGAACCACCGAACCTACGAGCTATTCCTAGGTCGGTATAATCAGCGGATGAACCTTCAAGTAAGTTCCAGCCAGCAGCCAGATTACCTTTTAGGATATTAACCGCAGAGGCTGTTTTCTCTGAAGACATTAGTCAGTAAATTGTGAAGCTGCTATAACTGCTGTTACGGATCCAGTGCGAAGAAACTTAGCTTGAACAGCTGCGTTTACGCTCCAAGTGTAAGAACGCCCAGCATATAGCTTGTGTCCTACTGTAGCACTTGGTGTCTCCCCAGTATAAGTTACGTATACATCTGCATCTTGTACATCTAATGTAACGTAACGACTAAGGGTACTGAATGTATAACCACCATCAGTTAGTTGACGAACGCTATCGTCAACGTCTAGCATTTTCATTGCTGTTACCCCACCGGTAGGTGATGGGTACAAATTAGATACTCTTGAGTTTGCCATAATATTATCGTGATTGTCTATTTAAGTGAGTTGAAAATCTTTTGTTTACAGTGTTTTGGTTCATTATAACATCTACTCTCTCTAATTCTAAGGATAAGTAATTCTGTGCATTCTCTTGCTCTAGTTGAGCTTTCTCGTGCTGGCCATCCATACGCAAGAAATCAGAGTAAGCAGCGTATGCTATAAATTGAAAGAACTCTCCCGGTACTTCTTCCGTAGATGTTGTGTAATCAGAAGATGTAGTAAATGGTATGAACTTTTTTTTGTAAGTTATAAACGCAGAACCGTCCATAGGGTTAGCTATGTTTAAAATATTTGCTCCATCTTCGTCAGCATAAAAATCATACTCAATAGATGAATTATTTAAAAAGGATTGATTCCTATGTATTCTAATAAACTCTCCAATTGTTTCCCTAGAAACTTGTCCGCCAAGATTCTGACTTGCAAAAAAAGTACTATCATTAGGTATTATATTTCTTTGTTCGACAACTGGATAACCAGAAGTATAAGTAACACCAGTATTCCATCTTTTAACTTGCCAAGGGTAATCGTAATCACCTAAATCAGTTCCATCGGTAGATGAAGTTTTATCTTGAAATGCTTGAACACTTGTAACTCCAGATATAGATACAACTCCTTCTGAGTCTATTGTAGGTAATTCCGACAAGTTAAGAAACTCCCAACGCTTAATGGTATTGTTTTTTACTATAGCAAACTCAACATTATATATAAAATTCATAGGAAAATAAATAGCATTTCCATTACTATCATTTCCTAAATTTTGATAAACTCCTTGAAATTGGTCTGCTTCTTCGTAAACAGTAACTGGAGCTGTTGTTAATGTTATACCATTTACAATTAAAGAACCAAGTGGCCTTTCCTCTCCAGTAACCAAATACCTTGGCCACATCTGAATTGTGTCATACGCTACTTGATAATTACGGTTAATTAAATTAGCTATATCATCTTGCTCGTTAGTAGCAAAAGCAGTTACACCCGCAAGGGATTGTATGAGTTTAAATAAATCTCCGTATGTTCTAGTCTGCATTATAATTTATTCGGGCTAAGATCAGAAAAGTTTTTCTGGTAGTATTTTAAAAATTCTTTTGAGTGGACTTGATCGTGTCCATATTTGTTTGTTAATCGAAAGAAGTCACGAGCTGGCATTGTGGCTACACATCTACCCAATGTAGGGTGAACCTTACCTTTATGTTCGCTGGCCTCCTTACGAGCTTGATTAACACGTACGTGTTCTGTCTCTCTTTCTAATTTGAAACCACTTTTAATCTCAGCCATAAATGCAGCATCTATTTCACCAGTGGTAAAACTTTTTGGTATGTCTGTAATAATATCCATAAGTAGTTTTAAATTAAAAAAAGGCGGGGGGCCGAAGCCCCCAACCAAATTTTTAGATTAGTTAAGATCGCAGATCTCGAACTTGAATTTAATTTCACCAGCAGTTAACTCATTTAATGAGTAAGCATTTCCGGTACTTGCATCCGGGGTGAATAGAATATCAATTGCATCAGCTGTTGCATATACTTTTCCATTTTCATTGTCAAGTAATGCACCATTGTTAGCAACATATGTGATTTCTGATTGGTCAACGTGTATCGCAGAAGACGTTATGTATCCGTCTGGATCAGCACCGTCACCGACTATTACGTCTAACTCATCTCCAGAACCGCTATCATCGAAAGCAGTAACTAAGTGAGCAGAAGCTTTAGTAACAAGTGATCCGGCTGGGATCGCATATGTGAACGCAAGAGTTGCACGATCAGCAAGGGTTCCAGCTTTAGCTACTGAGAAGTCCTCGAATGAGATTGTAAACTCATCTGTAAAACCTTGTGGGTTTTCGTTAATTGTTAATTTAGGCATAGTGTTATTTCTCCTTGGTTAATTATTAAGTTACGTCTTGGATAACACCGTGTGCACCGGGATGCATCACAAGAGATGTTAAAGCACAGTCAACATAACCACGCTCACCACCACCTAAGTTAGGTAGACGAGTTGATCCCATAGGGATTAATTCAGAGATACCGAAGTATTCTGGGTTAATAAGGTAACCAGAACTATCTGATGTATTACCACCGAAGTTAGGAGTACAATCTGGGTTAGCATTAACGATTGAGATAACACCGTGATCTGATTGATAAAGCTCAACAGATAACTTAATAGTAGAAGAACCACCATCATAGTTAACGTTACGCATTACACCATTGTTCACAGCAGTTGACTCAGATGCAGAACCTAAACGAGCGAAGTCAGAGATAACTCTACGTAGTCCAGTATCAGCAACTAATGTAAGTGAGTTGCTAGAACCAGTTTCACGATAGATGCTTGTAACTAAATCATTCAAAGAAGTTTCAGTGAATGGGTTAGCATTAGCTTCAGTTGTAGAGAAGATGCTTGTAGCTGGTGTACGGAAAGCAGCTGGAACATCAGCTGGGCCATCTGAATCTAACCAGTCACCAAGTCCACGAAGACCATATGCAGTACCGGCACCGTTTTCTACAGCACGATCTTGAGTACCACTTAGAGTAGCCTCAATATCACGTTTTAGTTCACGGATTGCTTTAGCTTCTGCTTGAGCAATTTTTGCTGGGCCGACTGAGTCAACAGCTTCTTGTAAATCAGAAACCATATAATCTCTACGGAATTTTTGAACGTAGTTACCTAGACGTGCACGACCAGAGAATTTATCTGTAAATGCAGTAACGTCAGCACCTTCTGAAACACCAGCAGTTGATGGTGCAGCAAGGCTGTCAACAGTCCACTCAACGAATGTTGCACTGGATTTGTTTTTGCTGGCGGATGAAAGAATCGGAGTTTCTTCGGGAGCAAGAATAGTTAAGACATCAGTCAAGTCTTCTCTGTTGGAAACGGCCGATCCAGTATTAGTTGTATCAAATGTATTTGAAAATGACATTGTATTTTAATTTTTGGATTATCGAATTTGTAATTGTAGTTTTCTCATTGCAGCGTAATCACTTGCTTGACCAGTTTGCTTAAAGCGAGCTTGAAGATCTTTGAGAGCTTTTGATGTTTTCGAGTTAGGTTTTTCTGACTTTGCAGAAGATGTATTAGCTGTACGTGTAGGTGTAAGAGATGGAGTTTTCCCAGTTACTTTACTAGGTTTACTTTCATTAATTACTTTACGTCCATAGATGCTATTTGCAGCGTGTGCAAACATATACTCAAGTTGTCCCGACACTTGCGGTAATTCTTTATCAAGAATTTTTTTGAGTTTATTATATTGCGGATCACGAAGTGTTGCAAAGAATTGATCTCTAGTTTCACTAGGATCCTCTGTTGCTAACCATTCTAATTCTTCACGAGCTTTAGTATCGTATTGTTTTTGTAGTTGTTTACCACTAAGCTGCGTTTGAACTTTATTTAATTGATCCGGGATGTATTCCTTTTGGGCTTTACGTGCATTTAATAATAATTTACGTACCTCCTTCTTGGTTAAATCCTTACCATCTATTTCTGTAACTACGTCTTCAGCTGAGTAATCATCACTCTCAAACAACGTTTCTTCTGCCCATTCTATTGTACTCTCAATTTCGTCTTGTTTGTTTTGTATAGCTTCTATGCTATCAAGATCCGAAAAAGGGTTATTGGTAATTTCTTTTTTAGATAAGCTTTGTTGTTTTTGTTGTAGTAATGATTCAAGTTCATTAGCTCGTTCCTCGGCCGCTTTACGTCTAGCTGTCATCTCACCGAATCTAGCTACAGCTCTGCTGCCAAGTTTGTCTGCTAACTCTTGTAATTCACCTTCTGATAAGTTATCAATATCTAACTGTGAAAGAACATTTTCTTCTGAAACTTCTTCTGTTGATTCATTGACCTCTTGGGTCTCTTCCTCTACTTCAGAAACTTCTTCAGTATTCTCTTGGGATTCATCAGCTTCAGTCTCTTGACCTTGACCAATAAGTCCCGCTCTTCTATTCGCAAATTGCGAAACTGTCATATTTGTTTCTTCCGTTGTATTTTGGGCTGGTTCAACGTCTCCAGTAGTGATTTCTTCTGACATAAGTTTATTTTTTGTTTCCACTCCTTAACGCTGAGCGATAGCGATAAATGCATTATAACACACGTGTTTCTAATTTATAGATTGAGAATGTCTTTCCCTTAACTTATCCCAATCTGCTAGTTGCAGTATTTGGTCATATGTTATTATTCTACCGGATAATTGCTGTAACTTTTCATAGTCAGCATTGTGCATCTCCGATATTGTTTCTTCTCTTAATCTATGTAGAACTTGTATAAAACGAGCAAAGTGCTCGTGGTGTCCTAGTGTTTTTAAATCGTCTTCTAGTGTCATTACTGTTGAGGCATCTCTTGTGTTTGAACTTCACCCATTTCTGCTGGGTTAGTTCCTATTCTTCCTATTTGTGCATTCTGCATTTGTTGCATCTGGAATGTATATTGTCCAGCATATTTTTGCAAACGAGCTGCAAACGCTTGATCTACTTGCATTCTTTGTCCTACATCTGGTTGTGCTGTATATTGCTCAATCATTTGTAATGCAGTCTGACCACCATTAGGTCGAGCCGGCATTTCAATACCAGCATATATCTTAGCCAAGTCATCAGTAACATCTTTCATTACTTGTTCTTGTGCTTGTTCTGCTGGCTGTAATATATTGTCAGATAGAACTGGATCAATACTTGCCGCAGCAACTTCTAATAAACTATTAATATTTATACGACCACTACTATCAAGCTGAGTCAAATTTTTAAATGCCTCTATCTTTTGCTCAATAACATCTGGATCTGAGTTTAATACATCGTAGTTTACAATAATATCGAACTCTTCATTTGGGTCACCTTTGTTAAGTTCTAATGATTCTGGAACACCGGTTACCCTAAAGAATATACTATCGGGCCCAAATCTTTGGAAGCACTTGAATGACATCTTAAGTACTTCAGCAACGTGAGCTAAAAATTTATTTGTAAGGAACTGTAAACGTACTGTGCTCATCTGTGATCCCTCATCTAATCCTACAAGTTTATCTGCAACTCGCTCTAGTGTTTGTTCTATTTCAACTGAACCACTGTTGTAAGCTGGAGTAGGAGCGAAGTCTAAATCACCCTTACGTCTATAAGGAATCATACGTCCCGGCCCCCAATCTGTAGGTGCTTGTCCAACTGGATGAAGGATCGGAGGAATTGTAGCAATGCTGTTTCTGTCAATGCGTGAATCACGCTCTACCTTTACTTGGTTTTGTATACCTCTAAGAAGGTGTGGTATTGTTTGTGCATCATACAATCGTTTGCTATCCTCTGATAACTTAGTTACCACTACTGGATATTCCTCGTAACCATTCATTAATTCAAACTTAGCATAAGATGGAGTACCATTGTCTCCATCAAAATTCTTATGAAAAATAGTTTGGTAAATTCCTTCTGAGCCATCTTCTTCGTCTATTAGTCTTTGATAACCATATACGATTTCAATAAGTTCATCAGCCTCATAGCCACTGTCTGTTAAGCTTGAGCTACGTCTACCTTCTTGTTCTCTTTCTACTGAGTATACTTGTACGCCACGATAGTGTTCTATAACATAATCAACGAACTCTTCATCCCAGTCATCTGTTACAACCTTGTTCTTTAATTCTTGCGGTGTATAAAATGTTCTCCAGAAACAAAATGGTGCACGCTGTGGATCCGTTACATATGTAGGGAAAAAGAAATCACCATCCGGTGCAAGTGTTTTAACTTCCGGTGCATCGATCTGTCTTTTAACAACTGGTAATTTTGCTTCACCATTTTTACGTAAATCCTTAAGAGCTTGTTTAATTCTTTTAGGTGTAGCTGTAGGAAATGTTTGTTGTAACATAAACCCAATCTCATCATCTTGCTCACCGGATTCAATAGCACGGAATACATCTGGGTTCATTTGCCCAATCTGTGCTAGATCTAAGTTTTGTAAAAATGTTCTATCTTCTCTGTGCCATCCAACGTATGTAATTAACATACCTCTCTCTAGCAAATAGTTAGCACCTAGTTCCATTTCTTGCTTAAAACGTGGTATATACCCGGATGTTGACATCCATTTTAAGAAATTAGAAACCACCTTAGCTTTAGCTGTATCACCAGCTTCTACTGGATATGCA